CCATTGCCATCGCCAGTGCCATAGCCATAGCCATAGCCATCGCCAGAGCCATAGCCATAGCCATCGCCAGAGCCATAGCCATAGCCATAGCCAGAGCCAGAGCCAGAGCCATCGCCAGAGCCAGAGCCAGAGCCATCGCCAGAGCCAGAGCCAGAGCCAGAGCCAGAGCCAGAACCATCGCCATAGCCAGAACCTCTACCTTTCATATCTAGGCTTTCCATATAGGACAGTTGGTGATAGATTCTTGAGCAACCTTTGAGACATCAAGAATTTCAATAGCTTCAGTTACAGTTATTTCATCTACTTCGCAAGGGAATTTACAATTAGTGTATGATTTTAAACCATCTACCGCTAATTGGGAAAGTGAGGCTGCTCCATCCCAATACCATAATCTGCGAGCTTTTAGAATTATCGCTTCTTTACCATCTCTTTTTTTAAGATAACCTGCAAATACTCCTGCGGAATAAGTGCGGATTATTTTATAAGGTAAACCTTTTAAACTTTTAGCTGGTGTATTTTTACTAATTTCTGATTCTGCGACATATTTTACTCCGTCTATTATAATTTGTTTCATTTGTTTTATTATTATTTTTATAATCTACTACCCTAATCAAGACTCAACGGGACACTATGGTGTTAAATACCTCTAAATAATTCTACTGTTAAGTAGTGTTATTATCATAAAATATTGTTACAATTAAACTTCCTAATAAAAGACCTATAATTATTCCTGTGTAGATGTTCATATATTTTTCTTTAGTTTACGAGCTAATACTCCTTTCCTACTTAACTCTGCCCAATACTTTTTACCTTTCTTTAGATTAGTTTTTGCTCCCTTCTTGCCCATTTTTGAGAAATAAGCAGAGAGTAAGTCTTTATCTAACACGGGCAAACCCAGTGATAGCGGTGTTTTTTTGAATCCTTTGTATTCTGAGTTTGTCATTGTTAGTTATTTGATTAGAAACCTACATCGTCAGGTGAGTTCAAGCCTTTTAGAGCTTTATATTCATCTGATGAAGCGATTTTTTCTTTTAAGAAGTCTGGTAATTTCTGATAAAATTCCTCATTCCAATTTGTATAGTTAAGGATTTGAGGCTCGTTGATAGCTTTAGGACAAGTCATTCCTTTTGGAAGACGGGTAGTAGATTCAACATAAGCATAATTTCCTCCGTCCTTTGGTTTAGGTTTTTGAGCAATAGTGACTAAGCAGTCTTTACCTACTAAGGTTTCAACATCAAAGATTTCCATTAAGCCGTCTTCTCCTACTTCAAGAGCTTTAGGGTCGCAAGCGTTTATAACTTTCGTTAGAGTCGCTTTTTCGTTGAATGATAAGGTATAGTCTTTACTTATAACTCTTGGTTGCTCTCCTTTTTCTTTGTCAAAAGTATGGAGTTCCGTTGGAAGTTCAAAACCGATTCTAACTTTGTTTTGTAGTTTTCCTTCAAAACCTGCGACAGTTCCGATATGTAAGATTTGATAAACTCTAGCTGGATATGAACCAGCTTCTATTGGCTCTACACTTTCTCCTTTTTTATTAGTTGCTATAATTGGCATTTTTAATTTTTGGATTAATTGTTTTTTAATAATAGTCTATCAGACCGACCACACTGATACTGATATTATACTATACCTGTTTTTAATATCAAGCCGTTCCGTGGATAACTTTTACTCGTTTGAAGTGTTTTTTTAACTCTTGAATAACTAACTTCTGGTCTCGGTTCATATCCTCATAATCTTCGCTTGAAAGGGTTTGGTTTTCCATATATGAGTCTAAAACTTTGTTCCAATAAAGATGACTAAGACCTTGTTTAAACTCTTCTATTTCGTCTGGTGTGGCGTTTATCATATTAGTTTTAATTGTGTCTTATCTACGACTTTTGGCTTGGAGTAGTTTCTCTGGATACTTTGGAAGAAAGGTCTTTGGTCTACACCTTTTCTAGTTTTATTTCGCTTTATGTTTTTTCTCTCGGACATTTTTTTTGGAGTATTTAAGTGTATAAAGTCTAACCTTTTGAATTCTACAAGGGGTGCAACAATTTCCTGCTTTGACTGGTCGTTTATCTAAAGACACACCGCAGTATTTGCACCAAGATTGATAGATTTTGTTCATATTATTTAGACCAGCATTTAGCGGAAAATTTCCAATCTTCTGTCCCCCTGGTGGTATAAAGATATTTAGCAAATTCACGATTATCTGCTTCCTTTGTTAAATCAAGTCCAAGTTCGGTAGCTTTTGCAAACCACAAACTATTAATTTGGAAAACACCTACATCCACAGTCTTATTAGTATTACCTCGTAACATTACTTGTCCGTTCTTATCAAAGTGCTTATTACCTGATTCACATTGTGCGATTCTATCTAATACTGGGTATTTAATATCCTGATTAACTATAACTTCTTTGACTACTTCCTTTGTGATAGTAGTTGGATAAGCCCAGCGAACATACTGTCCGATACCGACTGCGATTAAGATGACGATTAACCAGAATAGTAGTTTTTTAAAGAAACTTTTTATTTTAATTTTCATAATTTGATATTTAGTGTATTTTTTACCTGTGCAATTAAACGAATCTATATGCTGATTCCCAAAAAAGATGTGTGTTTTTTTCATATTATTCTTGATTAATATTATCTTCCGTCTGTTCTTCTAAAGCACAAATACATTTCTTAGTTCCAGTTCCTTGTGTAATGTGTCCTTCACCGTCATTTTCATCAACTGATACTTCTTTAGTTCCGTTACAAAACTCACAAACACCCTCTAAGTCTGCTTCAACAGGTTCAGGCATAGCTTCTATCTCCTTTCGGCTAAATTCTTGCTCTTCTAAAATATTATCTTTTATTGCTGACATTTTATTTAAAAGTTATCTAATTCTGCTAATAAATCTTTAATTTCTTTGACCTTTTCAATAATGTCATTTGCATAACCTGCCATATCTTCTTGATAACCACTTTCTTTACCGTTCCAATTACCTGATGTCTCTTCAGCATCTTCAAGAATTTGCTTTAGAGTTAAATCTTCGTATAAATCTACTGGTTTGTTCATATTGTTTATTATTATCTATTAAAAGTTAGTGAGCTTGGTGATTTCGGGATAAGGGTCGCTTGCACCACCCTGTCCTTACTCTCACCTTGCTTCCTAGCTATATAGATATACTATCAGAACGGCTCGGTAATGCAAGGACAGGGCTGTGGATAACGCAATTATCTTTTTTGAGTAGGCTTTTTAGCCTTTAATAGAGCCGTTATTTAGGAGTTGGTTTTAATTGACCCCAGTTAAAATCTGCCTTTTCTTTAGGAGATTCTATCTGTTTTTCATTATAACCACGATATTTTTCTTCATCATAATCTCGTTTAGTTGCGATAATTTCAGTTTTATTTATAGTCTTACCTGTCCAAGTGTTATTTTCATCACGCAACATAATTAGCTGTTGGTTTGATTCAAGTATTTTTTCAGCTACTTCAAAAGGAATAGTTATATCGTGTTCTTTGTTACGCATACATATTTTAATATATTTCATTTTGTGTTTATGTTTATTGAGCCAGCCTGATACTTATTAGGTTTATTTTGTTTTTGTTGATAATCGTTTATCTTTCTTTTACCCCAGTTGAGTAAGGTGGCGTAGTGAGAGGAGTAGCGTTTACCAGTAGAAGCTAGGTAAGTCCCTAACTCTTCAATTAAAACGGAAGTATTCTTTTCTCCAAACCTTTCTATAAGTTTAGATTTCTCTTCTTCGGTGATAGAAACATTATTAAATTCTGAAAGTTTTAAACAAAGACTTTTCTCTTCTTTCTGTATTACTATATCTTTACTTATTACTTTCTCTTGTATATTACTTATAGGTAGGGATTCCCCACGTAGGCTTTTTGCCACGTAGGCAATTTCCGACTTAGGCTTTTCAACCCCAAGTGGCATTTCCCTACTTAGGCTATTATGTGAAAAGATAAGGGTATATTCCACTTTTCCTGTTGATAAACGCTTTCTCATAAGGTAACCAGCTTCTTCTAACTCCCTTAACATAACCATAATAGAATCTCTGCTATCTTTTGTTTCTAATACCATACGAGAACTTGAAAAATCCCAAGTGTCTGGTTTTGAAAATAGATAAGCATAAAGTCCTTTAGTTTTAAAAGAGAGATTCTTATTATAAAGGACTTCATTTGCTACCATTGTAAATGGTATATTTTCCTTGATTAACTTCATAAGTTTATATTCTAAAATCAACAGATGAGAGCCGCGCAAACAACGTCTCACCTGCTGGTTTTAGGTTACAAAAATTATTAAAGTTTTGCGCGGTCTTACTCATACACATAATTATATACCTATAAAGAACACACGCAAGACATAAAAGTGGAGAGGCTGTGGATAACTGAACGGCTTGTTATTTATTTTATAGGTGATATAATTTATCTAGTTATGGAGAACAACGAAACATTCTATTTGAAAATCGCTGGGAAAGTAAATATTCCCGAAAGACTTTCTATTGGTCACAACTATAAATTAGTTGCAGATTGTTCTATTACTTCCGAGACTAGAATTGATAATGATAACGGAGAATTTGATGTTGTGTTTAAAGTAGAACCTATTACTTGTGAAATCTCAAAAGACAACGGGGCGGTAATTAAAGCTAAAGACCCACGTAAGAACTCTCAAAAGTTTCGCAACTATTTATATAAACTTTGGATGGAAGACGGGTGTATTTATCCTTTTGATGAAGTGTATGAAGCAGTGGTTTATGACGCTATGGCTATTACTCCTAATTTATTAAGAACTATAATTAAACGAATGGATGAAAAGTAAAAAGAAAAAACAACCTACTCCTAAGCAACTCAAAACCAAACTCTGGGAACTTTGTAAACAGGCGTGTAGAGAGCAATATGGTAATATTTGTTATACCTGTGGCAAAACTGGACTTGAAGGTTCAGGTTGGCATACTGCTCACTTTATTCCTAGTGGTTCTTGTGGAGCTTTACTTCGTTATAATTTAAGAAATTTGCGACCCTGTTGTTACCATTGTAATATAAATCTAGGTGGAAACGGGGCTGTTTATTATAGAAAAATGGTAGAACGAGAAGGACAGAAATATGTAGATGATTTGTTTGCTTTAAAGAACCAAAGTGTCAAAGCCGATATTCTCTTTTATTTGAAGTTAATTGCTGAATACGAGGATTTACTACGATAAGGTGTTTTCGTGCGAATTAGGTGGTGTTTTGGGCTTCACAGGGCAAGATAAAAGCCCCCGTCACTACGCAGAGGCTCTTAGAAGTGATATATTTCTTTTATGACCGTAAAAGCTACTAGTGAAACGGGTGGTTTTACGCCACATAAAGATATTAACATAATATCCACATAATAGCAAGTTTAAACGGCAAAAGCCGATAAGCGACAAATTAATGTTCTTTCGGCTTTGTTCGGTGCTTGCTTAGTCGGCACGCACAAGTTTGAAATTCCTAACTGGTTGGGTGACTCTGCTTTCACTTTACCATTGACCTGATAGCCAATGATTATGAACCGCTACCAACACCAACGAGTTAAGATATTATTTTGAATTCAATAACTTACTAATTTCTCCTAAAATCAAACCTAGTAAAACAATCGTAAAGTTGCTTAACTGTAAATCTGCGGCTGATTCTAAAATTACACTAATAAAACCTGAAACTAACATCATTCCGCTTCTCCAGTAAAAACTTTTGAATCTATTGCTTAAAAGAATATTTTTAACCACCTCCCACTTTGTTGTTATATGTAACATATTATAAATTAATCTTTAACCAACTAATAAAATTTTGTAACCAAGTATATTCAGGGACGACCGTTGCACCTGTATAATACAAAGCTCCCGTATTTCGTTTATTTAAAAAGTCTTGAGTGATATAACGGATAGAACTTGAGCCAGCGGAATCACGACAGACTATTGTTTTGACACCTTTAACTAATCCATATCTCAAGCCACAAATACAATGAGCAAAGGTTGTCTTCTGTCCGTAGTAAGTAGGGGTGATAGTCCATTCAGCTGAGTTAGAATTAAAAGTTAAAAGACAGTTACCATAGGCTTGGATAGCTTGAGCGATTACTTCAATATCAGGATTTCTAAAAGTAACATAACCAGTGGCTTTTATTTTATATCTCTTAGGTTGAATGATACTATTCATCTGGGGTTCGTTTAGACCTTGTGAATAACAGTCTACTTCAAGGACGACACCAGTATTCTTAGACAAATCACCAGCATTTTGTAACCACATTCCAGGTTCAGGATAATTAGCTCGTAAGTTATAAGTCCCTGCGGACATTACATTCCCCGCTAAAACTTCAAGTGCCGAAGCAGTAGATTGCATTACACAAGAACTAGAAGTTGCTTGATAACGTGGCGAGACCAAAACAATATTCTTTAAATCAAGTTCCGTCCATACAACAGGTAGACCGCAGTATCTTTCCTCGTGTAAATAGTCCAGTTTCTTTTTAACTTCTGGTCTTGGGTCTATCGCTACACCTAAAGGAATTAAATCGTCCATATTATTTTATAATTATTAAACCAGCTATAGCCGTAATAACAATACCTATAATTGACCGAACTACCCATCTCTGATTATCTCTTAAATCATCTACTAAATATTTGTCAGCTTTAGTTTCAAGAACTTTTTCGTGTGCCTTTTTGTTTTCGTTTTCTTCTATCATATGAGCTTTAAGCATCTCAGTTAAAGAGTCTATTTTAGTCTCTATCTTTCCCTGTCCTACTTTAAGATTTGTTATATCTTCACTCATTTGAGTTATTTTTTTTATGGTTTCAGGCGAAGAACGTGAGTGTTCAGTTCCTGCACTAAAACCTTTTTGATAAATAATACTATCCCTATCCTCGGGGCTTTGCATATTATGTTTTTTTTCAGTGTGTTCATTCATTATATTATATCATAATTATATCTTTATTCAAAATTACTTTAATATTCTCCCAAGAGTATTTATCAGTTACTAAAGTAAAACTATATCCGCACTCACATACTTGAATAACCCTCAATGTATCGGGGTTTATTGCTTCTTCTATTATTTTATAAGTATGCTTGTGTTCCATTTGTTAAGAACCCGTTTTAAGCCACGGGTGGGGCGTTAGAGATTACTTTTGAATTGGTTTATCAGCTCGTTTCTTCTTATGCTCTTCAAGCAATCGGTTGAAACAAGTATCACAGATGCCGTGAGTTTTACGGGTGTCTTCAAGTGGCGATTTCTCACCAACCTTCCTATTACAGTAAGAACAAATCAATTGCATCTTTCGGTCTCCTTTTGATACTTTCCATTCTGAGTGTGACCATACAGTCATTTTCTTCCTTGTAGCACTTTGTTGGTCTTGAGACAGACTTTTTCAAACACCCGTTTGAACAGTCAGGACATTCAGCACAGACCCATAAGAATGGGTTGTTTTTTGATAAGTGTTCCCAGTGTGGTGTTGCCATTTGTAACCTCCTTTTTAAAGAACTAAGATATTATTTATAGACGTATCAGTATCGTCTAGGCAAGACCGTTAACACTTTTAACACTTGCTATTGCTAGACCATTTATGCTTTTTATAGAGGCTTTAGCTAGACCGTTAAAGGATTTTATTGAAGTGGTTGTAAAAGGATATTGCAAACCATTACCTGAATTATAAAGTGCTGTTACTTCTGTGGAAGATAAGGCACGAGACCAGATACCGACTTCGTCTATGATTCCGTTATACCACTCAACAGTTCCACCTGGATAAATACCCATAACACAACTAGCAGAAGTTCCACTTTGAACTGCAGTGTTTGATGTAACCTTTAAATCACCGTTGATATATATTATAGTATTTGTGCCATCGTAAGTAACAACTAAATGATACCAAGTTGAAACAGTAGGAGTAAAACCTGAATCTGCTACGACTGCACCTCCCCATTTTGTTACTTTTATTTTTGAACCACCAGTGGCGTTGTCCATAACAATCTGATAAGAATTAGAAGGAGACGAAGCATTATCAAATAAACCAAAAATGCTATCTTGCTGAGTTGTGGTAATTGAAGAACTATTAAACCACAAAGAAACAGTTTTATTGCCTTGTATAGTTGGAAATCCCGTGACGCCAGTTATTAGTTTAGCATTTGTTCCATTAAATACTGCTCCATTATTTATCTTTCCAGCGGCATAAGTAACATTTGTATTCGTTCCAGTATTACTTCCAACAGAGTCAGCGGCATTACCACTGCTTTCATCTAGTTTATAGTAACTTATGAGGTTGTCTGTTAATGCCATTGTTTATTCAATTATTTTATCAGTCGTAGAGGCAGTTTCGTCTACAGGTATATCTAATATAATCTTTTCTTTAACGGGATTTGCTAAATCATAAGCGATTTTTTCATTGATTTGGATTTGTTTGATTTCTTCTTTTTTAGCTACGATAATAGGTTCATAAGTAGGTATATCACTTGTTACAGTTCTGATTAAATGCAATTGTTTCTGTCCAGCGAGATAAGCCTCAATGTTAGAAACTACACACTGTTCTACTGTTAGATTTTGCTCTGTAGCTAGTCTCTCTAAGGTTGATATTAAGTTTGGGTTTATTTCTATTATCATATATTTTAAATTAACTATTAAAAGTTTTATATATGCACAATGTAATCTTGGGAAGGACTAAAGTGCAATACAGTTTGAGAAACTGCAGTCCCGACTACTCTAATTGCAAAATTAACAGTGGAGGGTTGAGCTACGATTAAATCTCCTGCTGTGTCATCAAGATAAACAGGAGCACCTACTGTAAAGTTTGGGAAAGCAGCCGAGGCAATTAAACCGTCTAGTAGCATTTTAGTAGCACCATTATCGTTTGCCGCCAGGACACAAATACCTAGTTTTAGTTTGAATCCAGTATCTGTTCCGTCTAAGATACCGTCATTAAGATACCATTGTCCGTCAGCAGTTTTTAGATAACAAGCGTCTCCTACTGCTATTGTGGCTCCTGCTACTGCCTCAATAATTGTTCCTGACCAGTGTTCATCCGCCAAAGCAGAACTGTTAAGAGTTATATCTGCCACATCTCCAGTTCCTACTCCAAGATTTATACTGGTGGTATCTCCTAAAGTAATATCACCTGTCATAGTTCCACCCGCTAGTGGTAGTTTCAAATCTCCCATTGCTTTTGTGGCTTTCGCAGAAGGCACAGTATCATCACTTGCAGAAACAGAAGATAGGTCTGAATCTATTGCGAGTGTAGTAATAGCACCTGCAACTCTACCAACCACAGTATTAGTTCCGACAGTTAAAGCTACTGGTGTATCATCAGTTGTAGCGTATAGAATTGAGTTAGCATCATAAGTTGCTTTAGTAACAAGACCACTTAGGTCAGGAGTAGCTGGCATAGCGTGTTTATGGTCACGTCTAGCGGCAACGGCAGCACTACCAGTAGCAGCGGCATCTCCAAATGCTTGGGTTGAAGGAACTGTCGCATCAAATAATGCTTTGTTTGTATAAGCAGTTTCTCCGTTAGTTATTCCGACATAGTTATAGAGTCCAGCAGCTGGAGCGGTGGCTTTTAATAACAATCCGTGATTAGTTGTGTTAGCATCTAGGTCAGTATTATTATCTGGGGTGGCGAAGTCATCTAACTTTGTTGCAGTAATTGAAGTATTAGCAGCATTGTCTCCAGTGTTAGTTCCTGAAGTATTACCCACAACTGTAGCTTGGGCTGAAGTTAAGTGATACATCTCATTTGCAGTTCCACCTTGTAGTCCAGCTAGGTTATTGTGAAGTGTAATTAAGGGAGTTGAGAAGTGGGAATATCTAGTAGTTCCGTTATGAGCAAAATAAACATCTCTAGTTCCGTTTGATACTCCAAAGAAAATAGTCGCTAGTTTATCAGTAGCAAGTAAAGTATAAGCTGGTTGAACTGTTGTAATTGAGTATAACTGTAGTCCAGCAAATAAGGGTGAAGTGGCTGTGTTATTTATTTCTCCAGTTGTTACTCCAAATAGTTTTTTGTGAACTGAGAAAGCTACTGTTGATTCGTTTGTATAAGTTGATGGAACTGCGACTGTGATTACAGTATCTGAAACTATTGTTAGTATTCTATAAAGTCCTTTTGGTGTTTGTAGGAATGAATCTGTGTCTATTGTTCCACCGACATCTATTGCAACTAAAGCAAAAGGTGTTCCTGTTGAAGCTGTTACTGTCTTTGAAGTCGCTGTCAGGTTTGTAAATGAAACTGTCCCTGCCTCTGGTCTAACTCTATTTACATTTTGAGTAATTGAAGTTGTGTTTGTAGCACTTGAAACACCAGCATAAATATCAAAGGTATAAACTCCAGCGTCTAAGGAAGTTCTACCAAGTCCTGTATTATACAAATATGTTCCATAAAGAACAGTATTGTTCGTCATTGAAATAGTATCTACATCTTCAGCAGAAGTTATTGGAGTCTTTGAAAGTGTTTTAATTGGATAAGTTGATTGAGTTCCTGAAGCTACAATAGTAGTATCATCTGGAAAGAATTCTATACCAGCACTAGCTGATGAAGTTACGGCATTACCGTTTACCCACTCTGTTCCATTGAATCTTAAAACTTGGTCTGTAGTTGGAGTTGCAATAGTAACATCTGATAAGTCAGTTAGTTTTCTTAATCCTGTTGAGTTTACATATACTGAACCAACAGTAGCACTCTTTACTACTACTCTACCAATACGAACTTCATTCAAAGGTGCTACTGGCACAACATTAGTTAAAGCACCAGCGGTATCTCCACTAAGATAAAGGTTATCTCCAGCTGTCCAAGCGTTTGTATTTATATCACTTACCATACCTCTAACATTTACAAAACCTTCAGCACCGATATTTATATTCTGTGTAGCAAGTCCGACAACGAAAGAGGTTGAGTCCGCGTCTGCTTTAGCTAAGGCAACTGTTGGGAATATTCCTGAAGCACCTGTAAGATAAACTGCTTGTCCATTTAAGATGTTTGAAGCCGAATTGTTTATTACACGAACTAACATTTCCTGTCCGACTTGTAAGTTTACATCTGTATCTATGTTTACTGACGGACATTTATATACAGCGTCATAATACATTTTACCTTCAGCAAAAGCACCGACTGTTGGAGTTGTGCCTAGTTTAAGTCCTTGTTCAAAAGTTGTTCTACCATTTATAATACTTTGTGGAGTGGTTTGGTCTAGCTTTAAGAAAGGCAAACTTAACTCTGTTTCGTCTACTGATATAGCTCCTGTTGAATCGTCATAATCAAGTCCATTACCTACCGCATTTCCAACAGCATCTTGTGCCATCTCATCTGTGTATTGAGTAACAGAACCAGCAGCCATAAAATCAGCCGCTTTTTTACCTGAATCTTTAATTAGTTTACCTGTTGTTGTATCAAAGGAAGCAAAGTTATCAGCAACAGCAGAAGATGGTCCTGTTACATCACCTCCACCAGTCCCACCAGTTGAGGTAACGGTAAAGTTAGGATATGTTCCCGTGACTGTAGAAGTTCCAGCACCAGTAATTGAAACTATTTGGTCTGGGGCTGAGTTTGTAACAACTGGATTTACTGGGTCAGTAGAGTTTACAGAGATACCAGTTCCAGCGACTACTGTATTTACTTGTCCACCAGAACCACTACCACTTGAATTAATTGTATAAATACCACCTGTTTTATTTACAGTGACATTAGTTCCAGCCTTAATATCTAAAACTTGTCCACCACCACCCATCATTAAAGGACGAGAAAGAGCAAAGTCGGCTTTCCTTTCTAGCTCCTCTAAACCTTCTACTTTTTCCTTCTTAATTAGTTCAGATTCGTCTTCGTTTATTTTGTTGATTATAGCCTCTCCAGTATCAGGAGTAGGAATAGTTGGTATAAGCATTTTACACTCCGCTACAGCCCGTTTTGACGCTTCTAGGGCTAGTTCTTCGGTGTCTACTTCATCTGCATCCTTGCCGTCTTCACCGTCTTTACCGTGTTGGAGTTTAAGATTAGAAAGAGCCTTTTTAAGAGAGGATATTTCATTCTTAAAATACACTTCCGAATAATTAGCGTCATTATAAAGTCTCTTATGGTCTTTGACTAGATTTTCTACTTGAGAAATAAATTCAGAATAGCGAGAATTGTTTTCTTGTTTTAAATCTTTGACGAATTTGACTAATTCAGTAAACATTTTAGCCCCTTCCTCAACAGAGAAATAAGGCTTGTTTGCGAGTGCTAGTAATTCTTTTAAGTTTTGTAGTTTATCGTTTTTCATTTGTTTTTTTCAATTAGTGGTGGCGTGGACTGTGGACGGGATTGAATAAAATATGTGGTTGTGGTATTCTTTTGTTATGATTATAGCAATTATTTGTTTGGTCGTCTTTATGTTTTTTTCTTTAATGTTTTTTAGTCAAGTTTAAAACTGACTTCCAATAATTCCCTTTGTGGCTATTCCTGCTTTTGTGGTTACGCCAGATTTTTGTATTGCTTGTGCCGCACGGGTAGTTAAGCCAGCCTGTTGTGTTAGCCTTCTCAAACCAGCTACCGCTAATCCTGTTGTCGGTTCACCCATTGCAATACCAGAACCTAAGAATAGAGAATCAATCATCCCGAGAACTTGTCTATTGTTTATTTTTGCCGCCTCTTTTCCAAGTGCCATAAGTGCTTCAATATTAAAAGAGTAGTTTTTCATTGTTTCAGCTACACCTGGAATTTTAGCTAATTGACCTCTTACAATATCTGCCCAATATTTAAAGTTGGCTTGTGACTGTGAAAGTTTTACATTAGCATTAAAAGATGATTTTACTCTCATTCCATCCAAGAACCTTCTAAGATTAAGAGCATCAGCCCCGTCTATTTTACCTTTTTGTAATAATTTTACATACTTAATTGCTTCCTCAGCGGTTGCACCATTCTCAACATTCTTCCAGTCTTTTGCTACTTCTTTTAGTGTATTCACTAATTTACCACTAGCAGAAACTTTTATGGGTTGTCCTTTAACCAAATTCCTTGCGGTATTTTCTAAATCCCAAGTATTGGTTACGGTCTGCTTAGTCATATTGGTGATAGAACCTTTTAACCCCCTATCAAGAGCTTGTTTCGCTAGGGTAGTGTTTATTCTCTCCGTCACGGGGTCAATTATTCCTTTTGAAACATAGTCAGTATATTTTGCTGGGTCTTTTAGTTTCAAACCAGCTCTCATTTCATTATCAATTTGGGCAATGACATCATCAGAAGTGTCTTTAAAAATACGAGCGTAAAGTTTTTCAGGAAACTTCATTGTTTTGAGTAATTCACCACCAGTTCCTGTTACAGTTTTTAAACCACCAGCAAATAAAGCGGTCTTACCAGCTTCTTTTATATCACCACCAGTCTGTGCAAAAGTAACCGCCCCAGTTCCTAATCCTTCTACTACAGCCTTACCTAAAACACGAGTAGTTGCTTTTACAATGCCAGGAGTTTTTAATCCCTTTGTCATAATATCAATTCCAACCTGTGCCTTTTGGATTTTTGAAGCTGGAACAAAAAATTCAGCAATTTGTTCTGTTGTTTTGCCAACTTTTTCAGAAGTTGTTGACGGTGCTAATAATCCCTCTTGTAGGTCTTTACCATATTCTGCACCACCTTTAAAAAATTCTCCAGCTTTTCCTGGCAAATAAGATAGCCCTTTTGAAGTAATCTGCCCTAAACCAGTCACTGTTCCTAGTATTCCCTTTGTAAATCCAGTGGCAAAACCTTTTAAACCAGTTTCATTTGTTTTTGTTTTAACTAATTTATCAGCAAAAGATGTTGGTTGTTCTGGCATAACCTTTTTACCAATTCCAAGTTTTTTAGACACTTCTTCAATGTCCGTTTTGGTTGGAGCATTTTGGAAACTAACTATTTGTCCTGTATCAAATTTTACTTTATACATATTATTATTCTTGATAGACAGTGTAAGTATTTCCACCATCAGTTAAACCTTGACCAGAAGTCATCGGTGTATTATCAACCTCATATTTATTTCCGCCAGATGTTTTATTATCATCTATTGCATAATCCCGCAAGAAACCTGTTCCATTTTTACGTCCAGTTAGACTGTTAATACCCTTTGCATATTGATTATACAAATTATCATAACTTGTTTTTGAAGACGTGTATTTTGTTTCAATGGTTTTCTTTATATTTTTTCTAGCTTCTTCAGACAAGAAACCTGTTCCTGCTATTGCTTGAGTTACACCCTTGCCATAAGCCTTTACCCAAGACTGGGCATATTTTTGTGCCGTTGCATATTCACCTTCACGGACTACGGAGTTAGGGTCAAGTGCTTTAGCTAGAGCATAGATAAGAGCTTGGTCATCTGCTGGATTCGTTGTATCGTCAGCAATTGATTTGGCAAAGTTTCTGCCCTCTTGAACTACCACAAAGTTTTGCACAGCTGGTTCTGTTTTAAACGCACTTACTTGACCACGAACAGCGGTGGCGGTTTGGGCGGTTAGACCAACATATAATGGGGCGTATGCACCGCTTCTTTCTTCACTCGTTCCACCATAATTCTTAAAGGCACTAGCCACATCAGTATCAAAAGTAGTGGAGTTTTCATCAACACGACTAAGGGCAGAAGCTAGACCAGAGTTGCCTTCTTTGTAAGCTGTGATTACTGATTCTCTTAGATAATTTATGTTATCTCTCTTTAAAGTAAAATCTTGGTCGTTTTTCTCCTTAATCGCATCAGCTTGAGTTTTCTGTTGGGTGGTCATAAAGTCATAAGTAGCACCTAACACTTTAGTTTTGTATTCATACTGTGATTGAGCGTCTTTCATTTTCAAATCAAACAAAGTATTTACTCTGTCTTGTGCCATTTTTAGATTACCTTGAGCCGTAGCGATTTCTGCCTGTAAAGGAAGAACTTTAATAGCCACACTTCTGTTGATAGCGTCTTCACGAGCCGAGAGAATACCAGCCGTTCCGCCTTCGTTTGAGCTTTGGTTTCTTATGGCTTGAATATCTGACTGTCCTTGAGCTAGAAAAGTATTCTGTTGAGAAGTTAAATCGTTTAGTAGTTGTTCTTTTTCTTTAATCTTAGCCGCTTTTTCTAGGGCAAGATAAGAAGCCTCGCCAGAAGGTTGGTTTTCATTCAAAGTTGACAACTCTTCCATATATGATTTAAAAGTTTCTGAAGCTGTGTCGGTTTTTGCGTCAGGAACTGCACCAGGGGCTACATAGGGAACTAATGGGTTATAAACTGGGTCTGGTTTTGGTGGCACTACTACAGGGGGTTGATTAGTTATAGCAGTAATTGGAGTTGTGGCTAGTTGCGAGTATGTCTTACCACCACCAGCGTCTAGTGGTTGAACCACACCACCTGGGAAATAACCTGACACTAATTGATTATACTCAGCAGTCTTTCCAGCGGCAGCGGCTTCAGCCACGGTCATATCTTTGACAGCCTTACCTGAACTACCCCCGCCACCTGACGAACCTCCTCCCGAAGGTTTATTTGTTTGACTTCCTGAACCACTACTAGAAGAGCTACCAGAAGAACTGGTTGACCCATCAGAATATACAGTCACCTTAGTTGGAAGTGCTGTCGTTCCTCCGTATGAACCTACTACTGTTTTTGCCATTTGATTATTATATTATATTTTATTAAAAATTGCAGAATTATGTCTGGGCTGTCCAGTTATTTGCCGTTGAACAGTGCCATAACTTGCCACCATTAGAGCAAATTTCTCCTACATCACACTTAACTGGCTTGGTGGTATAAACAGGCACTCTCAGCCTAGTGGTAAAATTTGAATACTTTGGAAAGTCTTGTTGTGCGGAAAAGTTAGTCTTAAAGAATTCGTTATTTAATTCAGTTAAATTACGCTGGAGTTGCTCTATTTGTTGTTGTAATTCTTGTGGTGTCATTTTATGGATTACTTAAAATATCAGCAGTTAGTTTCATTCCTGTAATTTCCAAACCTCCCGTGCTTTTTAGGCGGAACTTATACTCTCGTCCGCTTGGGAAAGCTAAACCTGTGGATTCTATATTTATGAAAGTCCTTGAAGTTTCACCCACGGTTGTAAACGTCCCGATGGTCGTCCAAGCTGAATCTTCGTCAGTTTTTAATTGAGCAGTTAAAGAGTGCCCTGAAATGATAGGAGCAAAAGATACCTTAACTGATTTTAGTCTTTTATCATTATCTGCATCACCGAAGTTCGTGATTTGTGAGTCGTAAACACTTTCGTCAGTGAAGACAGCTGAATCATTGGTTTTCAAAACTGTCCCATCATTATTACAAGCTATAAAAAAGAAATTTCCTGCGGTGCCGAAACTTTCAATCCCGTTAGTGTCTACTAGGCTAGAAATAATATCCAAGTTCAATGCCCACGGATAGTTTACGTTTTTACGCCCGAAGCTCCAAAGTCCCTCAGAGTATTCAGTGCCAGCCGAATTTTCCATAATTTTAGCAGACCAGAATACACGGTTATTACGGAGAGCTTTTGAAAGTGGGATTGATTTACCATTTAACTTCTGGGTAAAGACTTCCTTGACCACTTGTGGCACACCACCAGACCAAGTTTGGATAATCATTGAACCCTTACCTGCTCCATTAGCAGAATTAAGATAACGGTCAATGATAGCCACAAGGTAGCCGTCAACGACTTCCTGAACTCTTAGTTCTCCTTCACCCCAGTCAATAATTTCTTGGAACTTTTCCGTAGCCGAGTAATCCCATAGGAAAGTTTTAGACACTCCGTTGTAATTTGAGACGGGAGAGCAACCGATAGCCAGATAGTTTCCCATATTTGTCAGTTGTGTAATTTTGTAGTTTGCGGGAACGGTTTTAGCTGAGTCGGTAATGGTTGTGCCGTCTGGGGCAATTCTTACAATTATATTATTATAAGCAATGTATAAATCACCTAAAGAGTTAATTACTCCATCTGCTACACTGGTAATAGTGGTCGCAACAGTCGCTACTGAGTTTGTAATTGCAGGTGTGCCTGAAAGTAATCCCCATTTAAATATTTGATTAGTTCCTTGGAAGCCCCACATATAGTCTTTAAACTCTACAAAACAACCATTTTTTACAGCTCCATTACCTTCAGAAGAAGCTGGTTTAGTCCAGTCACCTGAAATAGATACAGCTTTATAAACTATTTTAGTTAGTCCAGCACCAGTTTGTCCTAGCCCATAAAGTTTGTCAGAAGCGGAAGCGTATTTAAAATCTCTAACAAAGTATTGTTTTAAATCAGTAGCAGATACAGAAGTTGAAGTGTCAGCTTCTAAAGAGCGATAAGGAATTAGACGAGCAGGGTCAGTAAAACAATCAAAGTGTTTAGCAATTTGGAACTGTGAGGCACTCTCAACTCTCGGTGAATCCGATATACCACCACTAAAATTTTTAAATTGTATTGATACTGTTTTAGACATTTTGTGTTATTTCTGGTTTAAACATATTATGCTTCTGCTTCCCATAAAATATTCATAGTTCTATTATCTCCGCCACTACTAATCGCAGTATAAGTAATAATTAAATTTGTTGCGTCTACCGTTAAAGAAAGTCCGATACCACGGGTGGAAAAATCTACCATTTCAAGAGCATAAGTTGTTGAAGTGCCAGATGTTCCGTTTGTTGAACCAGCAAAAGAAGAATAAATACAATTATGACTAGTCCCATTATAAGTTCCTTTTGAAAACGTAATACTTGTTCCGCTATTATTTCCAGTTGCAGTAAAACGCACAATTTTAGGAGCCACACCTAAACCGTGAGCAATATTAACAGAACCAGCAGAGTTCATTCCCCTAGTTGTGACTCCTTGATTTCTAACATTAACTAATTGATAGGGTGCTAAAACAGTGGTTGTTATTGTCGCCAACTTCGCAGGTGTAACAAATAATTTAGCACCTGTTGAACCAGTAGCTGTTCCAGCGGTTACTTGTGCGTCAGTGGCTTCTTGAACAATACCACGAGTAGTTTCAGAGGCGTTTTGATTACCACCTGAATCAATATATGCCTTGACCGCTTTTTGAGTAGCTATTTTAGAATCAGAGTTAGCCGCCAAAGTTGTGTCGGTATCTAGTGTGCTGGTTTCTATCTTGTCGGTATTTAAATTACTAAAATTCGTGTTGATGTCAGCACGACTGTTTTTTATTAGGTCTCCACCATTTATAGTTGTAATACTGCTCATATTTATGGTTTATTAGTGTTAGTAATTGTTGATGATGGTCTAGTTCCGTTAGTCCAAAGTGTTCCGCTTTCATCCCAAGTCCTAGTTTCTGCCGTCCAAGTATTTGGATTTGAGTCCCAAGTTTCACCACCAAGAACTTTTGTGGCATTACTTAATGAAGTTGTTGGTTTTGATTCGTTTATCATTTTACATATAGTTACTTACGTCTATTGTTGCGGAAATGTTTGGTCGGTTGTCGTTGTTCCTATTCGCTATACCTTGATTCACAGCTTGTTTTTCTTGCTCTACCGCTCTGAATAAAGATTCCCTATTCTCAAGTCCTAAAGTATCAGCACAGTCATAAGCCGCCCAGTTTACAAAGATAGAGTGAGGAATTGAGTTAAAACCAGGCTCTTTTGTGGTGTCGGTAGCAGTTACATAACTTGGTGTCCTTTGGAAGTAAAACTTTAGACCGCTAGTAACAGAGGTATCAGAAGCAGGATACAACTTAATAACATTATCATTAGTTTTATCATAATACATAGGGTTACCAGATGTTTTTTCAAATTCATCTAAGGCTTGGGGAGAAATGGTGGCTTGGTCAATTTCCTTTAATTGCGTCCATTTTCCATTAGCGTCTTTCCAATCAATTCTAGTAAGGGTTAAAATCCTATTACCCTGTTCGTCAGTTAAAAATGAATATTCTCTCTGGTCTTTGACTAGATTGGTTGTGCCGATAGGCATTTTGGTATGATTTGTGTCGTCCCACTGAAATCTCTTGTCTTTACCAATAAAAATACCTGCAAGCCAGTCCATACAGTCATTTACAGAGCCGACAACACGAGCTAGAGGCCACTGCACACTATCCACACGGCATTTTGCCCTTACTCTTTCTAAAATACCTAGTTGTGTGGATGAATTACTGAACTGCATTTTGTTTTAAGTTATTACTGTTATAGAGAAATAATAACACAAAGACATTTTTGGTGCAGAAATTTGCAAGATTTTGTGGATGTGCTATATTTAATCTATGGTAGTAGGGCTACCCAGATGCCAATCGGTCATTATATAAGTGTAAGAACCTTTATAGATGGCCTCCCGAGTGAAAGCTCGGGGACATCTGTAAGGGTTTTTTCATTTAGTCCTGGGGGGTTTAACAAGGGGACTTTAATAAACTTGTAACCGTTGTGCTGTGTCGGCTAAAATAGACACCGAAGGGGGAAATTCTCGCACAATTCTCTTTCCGTCCAGTTTACATTAAGAGTAAATGGGGGGGGGGAAGGGGGGCTGTAACAACTCGAAAGAAATTCTCATTAAGAATATGAAGAAATATACAAGAAGACAACAAATAAGATACTTTAAGAAGATGAGAATAGAACACCCTTTAAATAAGGAGTTAAGTGCTATAAGAATCACAGAAAGAAAAGCGAGCCGAAAAAAAGTCACCTTTAAAAAAATTACTGTAATTTTATAAATAGCTCTAGTATTTTAGGTTTTAATTCTTTCCAAGATATAGATTCCGCCCATTTATCACTTAATCTTTACTACCAATCCCCTTTTAGAGTAATAATCAGCCTTTTTACCTACTTTTTGCTTATACATCGGCAAGGAAGAAAGAGGTTTAAAGAAGGGGCGGGAGTTTTTAATCACTTTCAACATTTCATCTCGCTCCTTTTCAGTCTTATAAACACAGTCATTTACCCAAACCACATCACGATAAGGACGACCGTTATCATATTCCTTCTTTCTTCTTAATTTTAGATTCTTTTTGAGTAGTGAAAAACTATATAAAGCGAGTTTGGCTTGGGCGTCTGGCATTCGGTAGTTAAAACCAATAAAAGGATGAAAATAATCTCCACGATTGGCTAGTGTTTTTCTTAGGTTAATCTCTTCTGCCCATTTATCGTTATCTGTAACAAGCATACCGCCTTCTTCAGCGTTGATTATTTTAGTTGCCTGAAATGACCAGATAGCAATATCCCCAGTAGGTTGTATGCCGTGTCCCTCAGATAAATCTTCCAGGACTAATAAGTTATGTTTCTTAGCAATCTTTTTTATCTCTTCCATATTACACCTCCTTCCGTAAACGTGAACTGGCATTATTACCTTTGTATTTTTAGTTATCTTTTTCTCAATTAGTTTTACATTAATGTTTAGTGTATCATCGCAGTCTACAAAGATAGGGGTAGCATTACAGTAAGATACAGCAAAAGCACACGAGGCAAAAGTAAAATCAGGAACGATTACTTCGTCACCTTTTCCAACACCCATAGCTAAGAGAGCTAGGTGCAGAGCAGAAGTCCCGCTATTTAAAGCAATGGCGTGCTTATAGCCAGTCCATTTTATGAACTCATTTTGTAGTGTTTGGTAGGTCATTGTTTAACATAATTTTTGCAAGTTCTTCAGCCCTTACAATAGGACTCCAGCCAAGTATCCGTTTTGCTTTTGAAGCATCACCGCATAAAACAGGAACGTCAGTTGGTCTGTCGTATTCTTTTCCGTGCAAAACTTTAATCTTAACCCCACTAGCTTTTTCTACATAACCAACAAAGTCTTTAATCGTATGAGTTTCACCAGTAGCGATAACAAAGTCATCGGGCTTATCTTGTTGTAATATAAGCCACATTGCTTCGCAATATTCAGGACTGTAGCCCCAATCTCTTGACGCTGTCATATTACCCAATGTCACTTCACCACTAGCAACAGAATTAACTATTTTCTTGGTTACGAAATTGTCTCCCCTTCTCGGTGATTCGTGGTTAAAAAGCAAACCCGAAGCAATAAACATATCAAAGGCGTCACGATAATTTTTACAAATATTAAGTGCATACAGTTTAGCAGAACCATACGGTGAAACTGGATTTTTCGGTGTATCTTCATTTTGCATATGACCTTCAAGACCAGAAAAGGTTTCAGATGTTGATGCGTTATAAATCTTAACCTTTTTGTCCATATCCAGAACCCTTACGGCTTCAAGAACATTAAGCATCCCAACACCCGTTATCTGGGCAGTAAGCCAAGGATTTTCCCAAGAAACCTGGACGTGACTTTGTGCCGATAGCTGATAAATTTCGTCTGGCTGGAACTTTTTGATTATGTTGATAACTGAAAATGCGTCAGTAATATCTCCATAAAATAATTCTAAATCATTTCTTATGTGGTCAATTCTCCCAGTATTAAAAGATGAAGAACGCCTCATCATTCCACCTACTTTGTAACCCCTATCAATCAAAAATTCAGCTAGGTATGAACCATCCTGACCAGAAATTCCAAAAATCAAAGCACGTTTACCTAAATATGGATTTTTTCTATAGCCGTAAGTGTCGGTTTTCCTATGGCATTTTTCACATAATGTCCTACCATTCGCTATAATATATCTAAGATGGCGATAAAAGGCAAAGGGTTTAATATGGTCAGCATTTAGTTTTCCGCCCTTCTGTCCACATAAAACACAAGTGAAGTTATCTCTTTTAAAAACAGAACGTCTCCAGTTAACCGCCTCTAATGATTCTCTATTTTTTTGATTTGTTGAAGTAACCCCACCTTTCCATAGGGGATGATTTTTACCACGTCTTTTAAGGTTTGGTTTACCGATTTTTGCTAAACTTAAGTTCTTTCTATGTTCTTCTGTAAACTTTTTTCCTTTATGGCCTAAGCTAATTTTTAATCTTACCTCTTCACTTCTTTTAACACCCTTGAACGGATTAGGCTTGCCAAACATAGGATTTCCACTTCCCATCATCCTTTTTGATTGATTAGGTCTTTTCATTTGTGTTTTATCGCAAAAATATATGAACGACCGATAAACCGTTCAGACTTAATAATTTCTACTTTATATCCTCTACTAATAAAATAATCCTCGTCAAACTCCCAGAGATGTTCTGGGTCTTCAAACTCTAATATTGGTGTGGATAAAATTACTTTCGTCACGGCTAATCGTTCTAATTCTTTTAAAAAGTTATCTGGGTCTTCAAGGTGTTCAATAACTTCTCCCGCTACAACAACATTAGCAAACTTATCAGGAATATCTTTTAGATTATTAACGTCAACTAATTGATAGTGAATCTTCGGATATAACTCCCTTGCTTTTTTTAATGTTTCAGGTGAAAAGTCAAAGCCAATAACAATACTAAAGTTACGCCTAGAATATTCTAAGAACGGAGATAGACCACAACCAACTTCTAAAATAGTATTCCCCACACCAGCCATCTCAGCATACTTTTGCTGGCGTAAACCAAAGTCAGTAGCCGTCTGGTGCGTATTCCAATACTGTGGATTATTTATATCTGGTATGTTAAATTTTTTCATAAATTGATTTTAATTTTTCCCAGCTGTTTTCTTCTGCCCATTTCTTACCAGCTAATGAATATTTAGTAATATCTTTCCCGAACCAAGAGTCTATTGTGTTAGCAATGTCTTGTGGGTCAACGATTGCCGAGTCAAATTCTTTTTCTGCTATCCTTTCTTTTTTGTAACCTTTAATCGGAATCATTGGTTCATTTGGCAACCATTCTGTGTGTGGTAGTCGTTTAGATACCATACACATCATACCAGCCGAATGGGCTTCTTGAACAGGTAAACAAGACCCACCAAACTTGTCGGGATAAATAAACACATCTCCTTCGTCAAACATTGTGGCATACTCAAAATCCCCTATTCTCAAGTCAACACGGGGGTCATTACACGCCAAAGGTATCTGTGAGCGTATAATCAGTTTAAATGGCGTGGTGGTCAATTTTAGGGCTTCAATTAGCTGTTTAGTGCCATTTCTACCCCCTAAACCACCGTGTCCAGCGTTATGAACGAACACTTGGGCTTTCTCTCGTAGTTTCCATTTAATTTCTTTTGGAGCAGGAACGGGAATTACTTTAACACTTACACCAAAGTGTATTCTTTCCATAATAGACCCACCAACTAACTGGTCAGGAATATAAGGCATTCTGCTACACTCATACATTAAGAATAAAACTGTGCGGACTTTTTTCTCTCTGGCTTGTAAAATGTAATTCCAATTAAAAGGTGTTTCCAAAAACCAAATCTCATCACATTTTTCTAAAAGCTCGTCATAATTATTTACAGCATTAGGATACCATTCTGTGTGATTGACATAACTAGAATGTTTCTGAATTAAGACTTCGGTAAACAAACCATTATCAAAAAAAGACTTAGCTTGACGACCCAATCCCTGCTCCGTTGCATAAACCACAGCTCCTTTAGTCATTTGATTCTAATATTAAGAGTTTTTTGGCAACACGGGTTAGTTCTTTTTCTACTTCGTTCCAGTAGTCAATTCCTAAGTCTCCTACTATCATCTGTTTCACAACACAACACATCGCAACATCAAACTCTTTGTCTTTAAAAGGTAATGTTTTTAAATCTCCAACAATAAATTCTTTATTGGGGTAAAGTTCTTTTGCTTTCTCAGTAAAAGCGGGGGCAATATCTACCCCTACATAGTTATCAAAGTAGACAGACATTCTTCCGTAACTGCAACCAGCGTCTAAAACCCTTAATTTTCTATAAGGTTCGATTGTCTTTTCGTGTGATTTTGTCATCTTGTCTAGGAATACATCTGATACACTAAAAACTGAGTGGTGGGGATTGTTGGTTGGGGCGTTTTCCAATCTCTCTTTCCAATATTCTGGTTTATTTACTGGTCTCATAGTTTTTCATTAACTCAACACAACGGTGTTTATAAGTATAATTGTTTTTAACGTATTCAAAGCCCGCCCGCCTAATCTTCTCTCGTTCCTTATCGTGCTTTAAATAAAAATCAATCTTGCGACATAAATCTTCAAAGTTTCCTCGCTCATACAAAACCAGGTGTTCGCCATCTTTAAATTCTTCTTCCAGTCCTTCTACCTTTGGGTGTAAAAGAAAGCCACCACGTCCCAGAGTTTCATAAATACGATTAGACCAGTAACGAGGAGAAGGAAATGAATCACCCACGACTATTTTAGTAGAAGCATATAACTCATTGAGTTCTAGCCCACGATATTGCTTTTTACAAGGTTTACCTAACCATTCAAAATCAGGATATTTATTCTTCAAGTTTTCTAGTAGATTAGCCCGATTCCCAAAAGCGTCACCACCAACAAATATTAGTTTGTGAGTTTTAGGTAAATCAAACATAATTGCTTCTTCTCCATATACCCCCTGCCTTAAAAGTTTATGCTTTATCCCTGCCTGTTTAAATTGTTCTTCGTGTCCACCGTCAGTTGAAAAGACAGTTTCAACATTATACGGAGGTAATTTATTTTTAAGTTTTAATATTCGGTTAGACGGTAAATCAAAATACAAATCAAATAACCAACAAGCCGTGTTTATTCCTCTCTTTTTAAGTTCTTCAATGAACTCACCTCCCTTACCTGGAGGACAACCTTTAGAAAATAGAACCAGAATAGGTTTTAATAGCTGAACTTCATCTACGGTGGTAATAACATTCTGAATTAACAGTCTATCTTCTTGATAGTAAACTACATTATATCCAAGTTCTTTTAAGGCTCTTTTGATATAGAGTTCTGAACTATAACTTTCTTTGAAGTCGCCTATGTAAAGAATTGTAGGCATTATTTATGTTTCTTCGAGTGAATCTTTAGTCCTTTTTCTGATTTAGATATAAAGTCGCAGGATAAACACTTAAAACCTTCGTAAACTGCCTCTGCTTGGGCTAAAACTGGCTCAGGTGGTGTTTTAACTGGTTCAACAATAGATTCTTCTACTCTAGTAAATCCACCTCTTTTAAGGGTCTCAGCTACTTGGTTTTCGGGAATATCTACCAAAGCTCCGTGCTTGTTTCTTAAATATACGTATTTCATTGGTTTTATAATATTAAATTTCTTACCTTTGCAGTTATCAACCTCTTTATGCAAAGCCTGATAAATATGTTCGTAATTTATGTGGTCAAAATCATCATCTTTAAGTCCATTATAATAATCTCTACTTCGGTATTGGGCGTTGGGGTCATATTTCAAATATCTATCTATTTTTTTTTGCCTATCTTCTCTTAACATTAGACCATAGTGTTCAAGGATAACAGGAATATATTGTCCTATTTCATAACACCACCTGGGAGCTAAACCACAGTGTAAGGGTCTTCTCTCAAATGCTAAGACCCCATTCCATCGCCAGATTCTAATGTTGAAAAAAGACCATTTCCTTTTCCACCCATCACCCCATAAGTTCATAATGTATACATACCAAGCATCACCTTTTAATTCTTGAATCTCTTTCTTAGTTATTAACAGAACCTCATCGGAGTCCAAGCAAACCATTAAGTCACGAGGTTTGTGAGACAACCATTTCATTAAGCGTTCCTTAATTTCGTGTTGGTGTAATCCCCATTCAGCATTATCGGCATAGGAATCAAAACCAAACTCTTCCACCATTGCTATTTCTTCTGCTCCTGACTTGTTGTGAACGATAACTACTTCATCACAAAGTTTCTTTAGACAGTTTAAAGTGTCTCTTAGATAACGTCTAGCTTCGCCTTTGGTTGTGATGCAGTAGCCTGTAATCATATAAAAGTACTCTTGACTCCTCCTTGTTCTGCTAGGAACTCTCCTACCATCTTCTTGTAAGCCTCATTTTTCTTGATACTGTCTTTTAAAGTTTCAACTTTCAAAAGTATCTCGGCTTTCTTTTTCTTATCACTCTCTTTATCTGCTACCCATTTGAATAAATCAATATGGAAGTTAGCTTTCTCAATTTCTCTATTAACAATGAGAATATCACACTCAATTAATTCTTTATAGTTTGGCATTTTTTATTGTTTTTTTAAGATTTCTAAACTTTTTACTCTTTGGTAAAGTACCACGTTTTACACTCAACTTAATCTCGTTACTTATAAACTCATCAATTTGTTTCTCTACTTTTTTATCTACTCCATCAACTTCCTTGCTAAAGGTTTCAGCATCAATCATTAACTGGGCTTTATACTTTTGTTCTTGAGTAGCGTCTTTATCTAAAACAATCTTCTTTAAGGCGTTTAACATCTCAATACTAGGATTAACTTTAATCATTAATTTATTAGTAAGTTTAACGGGGATAGATTTCTGTATTCTCGCTAATTCTTTAATAATCTCTGGACTTAATTTATCTAATTTTATCATTGATTTAATGCTCTTAAAACTTTATCTTTATTACCGCCTGGACAATAAACATTATTCTTTCTTGGCTGTTCTATGTTACCTTTGGCAATTTCTAATTCTGCTTTGAAAGCCCTATCAACCACGGACTTTTGAATATTAGCTAAACTAGAATTTGTAGAATCAATCTCTTTCTCTAAATCACTAATTATACCTTTGACCTTGATTACCTTATCACTGGTATCATCGAGCAACTCTTCAAACTTAAAACTATCAAGGGATTTGAGGTAACGTGTCATATTCATTGATAATGTCTTTACCTTTTCCTCCAGTTTTATTTTCTCTTGGGCGGAGTTTTTAATTATATCAACATAAGTTCTACCATCAGACACACCAACTATCTTATAGTGTTTAGCGTTGAATTGAGTAGGGTGTAACATTGAATAGGCATCATTTTCTGATGTAGCAATAATCGCACCATTTTCTCTTTGCATAAACCAAGTCTTTTCCACCTTAGTCGGTGGTTGCTGTTGAACTTCGTTATTCAAAATAGTTTGTCCTAGTTCCATTTATTTATATAATACTACTCTAACAATAATTTAGCAAACTTTGAATCTATTAACGCTGCATTCTGAACTACACAGTGTCCTTTAATCTTTCCTTTGATAGGGACTAGGTTTGGTTTCTTATATTCAGGATAACCGAGACGTTCATAACCTAGATTATAGTTATTAACCCATATACTCCACATTTCAAACGGCACATTGTGTTGGTCACAGAGTCTTTTAATCTCTTTTGCAAACTCAATTTCAATCCCATAGTTAGTAGTATCTAGTATCTTCATTAGTTCGGTAGTCTCACTCTTGTCAGTTAGATAGACTTTAATACCACAACGTCTAAAGAAGTCCGCAACATAACTAGCATCTTTACCTCCTAGGAATTTAGTAAAGGTTTTAAAACTCTCGGCTAGGTGTGGATGTATTCCAAGACAAGGAGAGTGAACAGCATTAAGAGTACTACAAGTACCAACAGGGACAGTTGAATGTATGACGGTGTAAGATGGCTCATGTATTTCTTGATATTTCTTAACTTCTTTTTTAAAGTTTTCATTGTATGGGAAACAAATATGTATGATTTCATATTTATCAAAATTATTATTAAAATTATCAGTTATATCACCTCCAATAACTTTAAATAAAGAACTACCAATTTCTCCGTTTCCTATGATGAGACTTTTCATATTTATATTATACAGTAGTTTTATTTTTGTGTAAAGCTATCTTGTCAAGGTCATATCTTTTATGACAAGGAACGCATAAACGCATATAGTCCGTTAAGTCTCTTTTATATTCACCAGATATATTAGCCCAGTGATACATTCTCTTTTCAGTTGTTCCACAATGTTCACACTTTGAAGGTCTGCCGAGACGTCTCCTTATCCATTCGTGTTTAGCTTCAGGAGAAGCGTCAAGACCTTTCCATAGGTAGTTCTTTTCATTTGAAACCTGTTCATAATGTATTCCTTTATTCCAAGCAACTTGAACACCCTTTAAACCCTTATTCCAGCAAGTTCCAGTGGGTATTCCTTTTTTCTTAGATACAACACCAACCTTCGCATTATTCGTGCAATTTCTAGAACAGTATTTTCTAAAATGCCAAGAGAGTTTAGATTCGTTATCTTTTTTATAAAATAAAATATTACACAGAGAACAATTTTTACTTAGCTTTTCAGATGGACAAGTCATATAGTCAATTATATGCTTATCCACCTAGAAGTCAAGTAATAGCAGTTATAATACCTACTACTTCACCTATTACCTCTAACTCGTAACTGCGGAATCGTTGGCATTTATCAAAACTGCAGCTGCATCTCTAAGTTCGCAAACTCCGTATATCATGTCAACTACCCCCAAAGTACCAAGATTCTGTAGTTGATAAGCAACTTGAGTACGAACCTTACCACCATCTCTTGTCTGCATTGCAAAAGCAAAAGCCTCTGGCATAGCAAGTAAGTTACGGTAAGTTGATAGACCTTTTACAACATTAGTGGATGTGTAAATTGGAATACCATAAACCTGTCCTCTTAGACCTCTTGAACTATCAGCTTTTCCGAAGTTACCATCTCGGATAATTGAAAGTTGGGAAGTGTTAAAGGTATAGTACTTAGCGATTGTCGCTACTTGTCTCCAATAAACAAAAGGATGGAAGAAGAAGGCTGCCTTATTCATTACATCGTAGTTTAGAGTATCAAGTTTCTCAATAGCTTCTACTATTTCTGCATCAGACAAAACGGTTGCGGTATCACCAACTACGTTAGTTGATAGACCTGACCATAAGCCGAAGATTGAAGCCTCAAGAGCATCAATTAAGACGGAAGATGCTACCTGAATATACTTCTCATTGATAGCATATTTCTTGAACATCTGTACCATTTCTAGGTCACCAATAATCCAAGCTACATAGATGTGAGTGTTAATGGTTAGAGTAACATCAATCTGAGTTGGAGACTGGTCGACAACACCGTTACCTTGTGTAGACTGAGTTGAAGCAGTAAACACGTTAGTATAGATGTTTGGAACGTGAATAATATCTCCACCTTCTGTAGCATAAGAGCTAAGGTCGGTAAAGAAGTTTGAAGCAACAGCATTAGCAAAATTTGGTTTCAACACTAAGTCTGACCATACTTCACCGATGACTGCTACCATATCTGCAGCGGTAAAAGCTGCGGTTGGGTTTGGAAAAGCCATTTTATTGGGTGATTAACCCATAAGGACTATCCTAACTTTTCCTTCTTATATTTCTCGTATGCCTCTTCCTTTTCATCGGCAGAGAGCGGAGCTTTTTTAGTTGGAAGTTGGAATCCTGATGAGCGTGAGGCACGTGGGGTATTGTCGGCTACTTTCTTCTGACCTCGGATTGCTTGCAATGCACCTTTAATGGCGACATCATCTAAAGCGTCCTTAGTTGGTTTGGAATTTATCTTAAAGACAAAATCTGTTTCCTCTGGAGAAAGCCCGTTCTCGTATCCAAACTGCCTTTTCGTTTCAGCTAGTTTGAGTTCTGCAACGGTAGACCGTATATCATCGTGCTTCGTTTCTAAAGGCTTCTCTGCCTTTGCTTTGAGTGCTTCTTCAGCTTTCTTCATTCTAGCAAAGACTTGTGAATACTGGCTTTTAGGCACAGTTTCCACTTGAGGTTCGGCTATTTCCTCATCCAGGTTAATTTCAAGCTCTGGTGCTATAGTAGTTTCCTCTACTGGGGTCTCATTTGTGGCTGAGTCCTGACCTGTAATGGTTTCAACCATTGTTTTTAGAAGTTTATGCAGAGCTTCTATGCTGTTATGCTAGGAATATGCTTACCTAGCGAGCTGTTATGTATTTATATTAACACAAGTATTAAAAGGGTGCAGAATTATCGCCAACCAGTTCCTAGTTGTCTTTTCTTACCTGCAATATTAGTTTGTTTCATACCAGCACGGGTAGCTGGTGATACATAGCCAATCTTATCAGCGATAGTATCTACAACTTTCTTACCCATAGGATTCATATCACGATAAATCTTTTGTCCCATAGTCATACCAGCAGAACTAGGAGCTTTCTTAGGAGCAATAGTAGCTTGAGCCATTAGTTGTGCTTTTGCTGCTTTGAATTGTGGTGATAAACGATATGATGCCCTAGACATTTTATTCTTCATCCCCTCCATTATTTTTTCGGGAGAGAACACTTAACTTCTTAATAAATAAATCTTCAATAACTTGAATTGCTAACAGACGGGTTTCACTTGTGTAATCGTAATTGCGGACATCTGCTATCTCACCTTGTAGTTCCCTTAAATAAGTAACCACATTTTTACGGGTGACTTCGTTCTCGGCTATAAATCTGATTAGTTCTGTATTCATTATGCGTTTAGACCTGCCATTTGTTCGGCATTATTCATTGAAGTAGGAATAGCAGTTGCCCCCTGTTGCCCTTGAGCCATAGCATTAGGCATTTGACCCATTGGGGACTGAATACCAGCTTGTAGGGGCATTTTCTCGCCTGTCAGGGCTAGGATACGCTTGAGGACACTCTCTGCGTTTGGATTACCTGTCTGAATCATTGATTGATACAGGGTAGTAAGGGTTTCCATTTTCTTGACGACATCAGTGGATTCACCTGTTACTTCTATAGCTACTTGGTATTTAAGATTCTTCCAGTAGTTTTCTTCAAAAGAATAGAAGTCAGATGTTTTTAGGGATAGCAGTAAATCTACTTGTTCATTTAGGGTGTCTAGTCCTTCAAAATCACCTTTCAAAACCTTTTCTACAAGCATCTGTCCTTTCATATATTCTTTCTTAGCCATTCGGAGTGTATCAAAGCCGTCTTCACCATCAAAGAAACCTACTTTACCAGCTTCCTTGTTATCTCGTTCAAAGATAGGGATTAAATCTTCTGAACATAGGCGAGTAAAGAATAAGCCAAGTTTCTGTCTCTTTAATTTATAGTAAGATTGAACGGTATTAGTCATCATTGCACCAAGGCGGAATGACGTGCCAGAAGGTAGGGCTTCACCTGTTGCACTTTCAAAAGTAAATGAGCGTTGATTAGCGTTCTCTTCTACAGCCGTATCAATAGCCCCAGCGTCAGCGTTAGAGCGATTCACTGTATCAACACGGGTCAAAGCACCATTAGCTTCAATCTTTAATACATCACCGTCCTTTACTTCACGGACCAGGTTGTTAGCTACTTCATCAGACATAGACTGGAAGATATTTTTAGATGACCAAGCTAAAGCGCGTTTCCTTAAATTGAAAATCATATTCCTTGCTACTTGGTTGCCAAAGTTCTTTTCAACTTCACCTTCACCAAGCCAGCGACCAGCTAACTTCTTGTAATGCACTTCTTGGTAAGGGAGTTCTTTAACTTCTTCACAGAACAATAAAGCACCGTCAGGGTCTTTAGTATCAGCTTCAGGGGCTAGGATTGAGATTACTTTGATAGATTTCTTGTCATCACCTTCTTCAACCGCCTGTCCTTTGTAACTCTTATACCAATCAAACGGAACATAGCCATAGCGTTCATACACAGTAGTTTTAGTATCCCATTCACCTTTTAAATCAGTTAAATCCCAGTCCTTGTAGGCTTCCATATCACTGCGTAGCATATCTTTATGCTCTTCAATGACATAACGAGCTACGTTAAGGGATTCAGCGTCCTGTTGGTTGCGTAGGGTGCATAAATCAACTCGTTGTAAGTCTCTTCCAGCTCTTTTAACCACAATAGTTCCATACTTAGGGAAGTCATCTACCATATCGTTTATCATTTCACCGAAGTATTTCTCTTTAGCCCAGCGTCTAAATAACTTTCGTAAAAGCAATGCCCCGTAAATAGAATCATCTGATTCAGGGATAAAAGTAAAGTCCTTTACATCAAGGTCAATATTCTTGGAAGCAGTTTCAGCACGGAAAGACACTAGGTTTAGGAAGATTTTTGGTGTGCCGTCAGTGTCCTTTTCACCTCGTTCAAACTTTGAGCCACAGTAATAGTCAATAGTTTCTAAGGTATCAAACTGGGAGAACTCATAAGGTGAGCGTTTGCTTTGCTTAGAGCCTTGACCGATTTTTACTTTGTTTTGAAAATAGTCATCAAGTTCCTCTTGCAAACGAGCAAATATATTAAAATCTTTGTTAGTCATTTATTTAAATGGTTGGCTGATATGAGATAAGTCTAGCATAGAGTTTCTATTCTTGCAGAATTCTGCACAAATTGTTAGACTATGCTAGTATATTTCTATGGTAGTAGTTCTACCCAGTAAATATACATACAAGTAAAAACCTTTACAGTATGTCCCCAGCAAAGTGTTGGGGGTTTACTGCAAGGGTTTTTATATTGTCGGGCAACGGATGGTAGGAGTTCCTATAACGTTTTTTTCTTTTCTCTCTTTTCTTTTTCTTCTCTTTGTCCACTTTCTCTTCTATTTTCTTTAAAATCACACCATAACTTATCTGAAACTAAAGGACTACAACTACAACACCAAAATACTTTATCACTAAAAAGTGTAATCTTACACATCCTATGCTTAGATAAATAATTAGGATTAAAAGATAAGCAGTGCCACCAAGTTTTAAAGAAAGAATTTATCATAACAATTAGCCACGTTTAAATACCCAGGCTTCAAAAGGTTCAAAGACGTGGTCGGTGTGTTCAGTCTCCTGCCATATCCCAAAGTGTGCCATATTTTTAATCGTAGTCTTGCGAAAGGCGTCCTTTATTCTATAACCAGTATCGTGTTTAAAGGTTGTGCCAAAGTATCTTTTCCACCATTTGCCAACCTGTCTTTCACTGGTATATAAACAGACTGGAATTATAATGTTAGTTTCATTTACAAAATATTCGTTATTAAATCCAATTTCACCACAAATCTTACAGGTTAATTTCGCCTGTTTTAACGAGTCTAATCTTTTTTCTTCTTTTTTTAATTCTTCGTAGTTTTCCATTACTTTTTGGTGACATATAAAACAATGACCGTCTCCTATTTGCATATAATTTATATCCATCTTACGAAAAGTCCATTTCTTCAATACCCTTAGTTTTAGGGGCTTTGATGGCGAGCATTATATCTAGTGGGGACATCTGGCGAACCTTTAAGGAAGTTCTAAGAGCAGGAGCATAACCAAAAATTGCATACCTAATTGCGTCCATAATATGGTTATTCACTGGTTCAGGTAAATCCTTTACTATCTTGCCGTCTTCTACTTCAGGATAGTGATAGGTTTCAAACTCTGATAGAGTATTCTTTAAAGTATTAAACACCATAAATCTACCTTCACGGATTAGAGCGTAGATATAACCAATACCAGCACTGATAGCGTCTTTCCCTTTATCAAACGGCACAACATTCAAACCTGTTTTAGTCTGGCTCTCTAATATCTTTTCAGGGTTAGCGGAGTCAGCATACCACCTTCTTACTTTGTATTTATCAGTAAAGGCAATCATCTTATCTATGATTTCTTGGGTTGTCTTGCCAGTTTCATACCACTCATCTACAACATAAAATACACCATCCACATATTTCACAACTGTTAAAGCGGCAGGATTTGTAAAACCCCAGTCCACTCCACCAAGGATTAGGTCAGGGTTCTTTAATTCTAAAGGTTCAATGATGTTTCGTTTTGACAGTTCATAAACTAAACCAGACATCCTAGAGAACTCTCCTAAATATCTACGGCTATACTCTTCAGGTTTTAATCTAGCTCGTTCCTTTTCCGCAAACTCCGCAGGAAAGAATGGGTTATCAACGGAAGCCCACGTTACCACAGTTAAATCCTTATCAGTTCCTTTCACAAAAGGCTCATAGAAGTCTTGGTATAACCAACCCATATTGTAAGGTGTGGTGGTAAAGAGTATCTTACCCCTTGCCATTGAGGTTCTTGACCTTAAAACAGTCCACGCTAGTAAGGGGAATTGACCAGCTTCATCACCCCACGCCCACGTAGCTGTTATACCTTCCACTGTTAAGGGATTATCCATTGAGCGGATGTAGATGTTCTTGGCTTTCTTTACCGTTCCGTCCGCTAGTTTAATATCAGGTATCTCCATAATACCTTTCTGTTCTTTGTAGTATTTTCTAAGTTGTGGAAATTGAGCAAAGAACGTTGGTAGGGTTGCTTGTTGTAAAATCTTATAAGTAGGAGCACAGATTATTCCATCACCGTCTGTATTTAAAATCTGATTACCAGCCCATAAAGCACCCACGAATGTTTTACCTCCTCGGACTCCTGCGATAGCGGCACAGTATTGAGTCTTAAAGTCATACGCTTCAAACTGTTTGGCGTGCAGGGTTATTTCTTTATCATTTGTCTCCGCCATTTTTTATAATTATATTAAAAGGAGCATCTATTTCTACTTCTTGACGTAGGGTTGCTTGTCCGTATAACCTATCGTGAATATCCTTGTGATATTGGAAGACCCCTTCCTTGGCATTCTTGTAGGCTACCTTGATTAAAATCTTTCTAGCGTCCGTCAGTGTTATGCCATTCTCTTTAGCTATTTCACTTACAGCCTCATCAAAATCAGTTTCAAAGTTACGTGAACCTTTTGGTCTACCTTCTCTATTTATGTTTGGGTCGTCTTTTGTAAATGGCATAGTTACTTAATTGTTTTTACAATACTTTTAGCCCAGTGTATAGTCTCTCCATTAAGTTTAACTTCTTCTATACCTGTGTAGTCAACATATCTTTGAACGATTACATCTACATATTTAGGGTCAAGCTCTTGTGTATAACATATTCGTCCAGTCTTTTCGCAGGCTATAAGTGTACTGCCCCCCCCTCCGAATGTGTCTAATACTATATCCCCAGCACTACTTGAGTTTGTTATAGCTTCTACTACAAGAGAGACAGGTTTCATTGTAGGGTGAAGTTTTGAAGCAATTGGTTTATCGTGTCGCCAAATATCAGTGTGCTGTTTTTTTCTGATTACTTCTCCTTTCTCTACCTTACCTTGTATTTTAACTTTGAAGCCCTGAAAAGTGATAGTGGTATCTTTACCATCATACTCAGTCTTTACCTTGCTTAAATCCTCCCAGACATTTGCTATATCTCTTCGTTGTGTGAAGTAGTGGTTGACTATTCCATCTCTCCAGCCATAAAGTATGGGTTCGTAAGTATTCTGATAGTCAGCACGACTCATTGTAAAATTACTTTTTACCCAAATTATAAATGATTGCCAATGTCCGCCTGCCTTTTCAAATCCTTCTCGGAGGGAGTCTAACTCAGATGAAGACATACACACATAAATGCCCCCATCAGTATTTTCAACCACACATTTCATTGCCTTCAACAAAAACTCTTTGAAAGCCTCCTTGCTCATACTGTCATTGTCTATTTTTCTTTCTTTATCAGTCCCCCGTACATTCGTTCCACCAGCATAATCCACATTATAAGGGGGGTCACAGAAACACATCTGAGCTCTATTACCCCCACAAAGGGCTGAAACTGCCCCAGAATCGCACGAATCCGCACATTGTAGTCTATGTTGCCCTAACTCATACAAATCCCCTAATTTAGAGCGACTAGGCACATTTTCAGGCACCACATCGTCTTTCTCGTCAGGTTCTATCAATAAGTCTTTATCAAAGCCAGTTAAATCTAGGAGGTCTAGGTCTAAACCTTTTAAGTCATCTATGACTAGGTTCATATCCCAGTTGCTTTCGTTTAGTTTGTTGTCAGCTAATCTAAGGGCGGAAATTTCTTTGTCTGATAGATTTTCTACTTTTAAACAAGGCACTTCTTTTAAGTCTAAAGTCTTAGAGGCTTCAAAACGACAGTGTCCGATGACTATTTCGTTATTTTTATCTACGACAATAGGCTGGACAAAGCCAAATCGTTTAATAGAATTAGCCACCTGCTGTATTTGCTTCTTGCTGTGAACTTTTGCGTTCTTAGCATAAGCCCCTATTTTACCTATTTCAATATTTTCTATTTTCATTTTCTAGTTCTTCTTCTTTTAATCTCTGTAGTCTGTCTTTGTATACTTTACAGTTAAGAGATATAGGATATGGTCTGCGGTTTTTCTTGGCAACGTGTATTCTATGTTTTCGTATAGTTTCTTTGCCGTCTACGTTTTGTTTATATTTAAAGCTCTTTACTATTGTCATTTTACTATTAATTTAAGTGGTTTGCAAGTCTTTTTTCTCATTAACTTTATCTTTTGGTCATTCCTAAAACAGATTAGGCAGATATTACCATTCTTTCGTATTATCTTTTGCTTTTCTGTAGGACATTCGCAAATCCTACAAATTGATGTTACTACTTCTTTCATTGCATTCCACTAATTAACCCAGCTAATAAAAAGGCGACCAGTATCCATATTAACGCTTTGAACCATTTAAGGTAAGTCAGTATGAAGATAAGGAGCATTACTACGATGAGCATCTTTATTTAATTAACGCTTCTGTTTCTTAATAAATCTCTTACTCTCTTATCACATTCACTACAGCACCATTCTTTACTTCCATCAGACCAGGTTAGGGTAGTCATTCGGTGTCCCTTAAATATATTCCATAAACAATGCCACCAAAGTTTTATTATTTTCATATCATTTTCTCTGTTTCTTTAATCTCATTATTTATCTTATCTATCTCTTCTTGTTTGGCGAGGTTGTAACCGACATTTCTATAGTGTTGTGCCATTATTCCAATATCACCTTTTCTAACTAAAAACTCTATTTCTTCGTTTGTTCCATCTGAAAAGGCAGAATTTGTAGGTCTCATCTCCCCCTCCAGTTCCTTTCTCTTCCCTTGTAAATATTTTAGATGGCTATCGCGGAGAAAGGATTTGATTTGATTACTATGTGTTAGCGGATTATCAAAAGGGTATTCAATACCAAACCGTTCCTCAAACTC